ATGCAATAAGTTGTCCTGGTGCTGTAGAGTTACCAAGTTTTCCTAAGTACATTTTTGCTTTTGTAATACCATCTTCATCCATTGCACCATCAGCATCTTCTTCGGTAGTTGTAGTTGTTGCTACACCATCAGAACCTCCAATGTGGTAAGGTGCTGTGGATACTCCACCAAAGTCGTGATCTGTTGCTCCCAAGTCTTGAAGAATCAATTTGTGTTCATCTCTAATGGCTTCTAATCTTGCTGTCTCTCTTAATGCGTTAAGGAAGCTAGCAGGATAGTCCTCTAGATTTGCTTTTTCAACAACTTGTCTCCATCCTCGAATAGAACAGGTAACGTCTATTGCTGTTAGTGTATGAGTAACTGCTGTAATGTCAGTAGTTGGACTTTCAGTAATTGCTCCTGCATCAGGATTAGTGATACGATAGAATCGGGCAGTATTTTGACCTGTTGGAATTGCTTCGAACTGACCATACTGTCTGAGTGGAGTTGCAGTTTTTGAACCTAGTTGGATACTGATGTTTGATCTTTGTTTTACACCAGAAATAGTTCCTGATGTGGATACTGCTTCTGTAACATTACCTGCTACGTCTGCTGCACCTGGAACAGTATGTTCCTCGATCCATCCTTCTTTATCCATAACCAATTTGTTGTAGCCTGTTTCAAAGAGTTTATCCATGAATTGTTTGGCATCAACGTCAGTAAATGCTTCTTCAACAAATCCATTGGATTCAGTTGATTCTGCTACTTGACTTTTTGGTTCCCATGCTTTGCCAACGTTTTCTATAACGGAGGTTAGGGCTTCGGTTGCTTTAACTAAGTCAGATGATTCAGGGGTTGATTCCTGTTTAGCATCGACACATTTGCCTGCGACCATCTTTTTGCCTTCTGGGCATTTTTCATCGTCACTTGCTTCTGTTTTAGTTGCTTCTGCTTTACCTACTTCTACTTCGCCATCGGTTTCGATAGTTACTTTGACTTTTTCCTCGACCTTTTCAGATTTAACATCTGTTGGGATTTCGGTTGTCATAGTGGAACTTTGTGGGGATTCTATATTGGAAGTATTATCTTGTGTTGGAGGATCTACTGTGATGCTTTGTGGTTGTTCTGGTACAGGTGCTACAGGTTGTGGAGGTGTTAGTATTGATGTAAATGCTTTTTCTAATCCTGATACTATTTCCATTGCTTTGCGTTGTACTTCTTCTGGTGCTGTGTCAGGTGCTTTGGCAGTTATTGATTGTACCAACTCGCCTAGTAATGCCTGTGAATCTATAAATCCGTTAAATGATGATAGTGGTTGATCTATGTTATCTGCCTCGTTGATGATCTTCTCAAAGAGTACGTTCTTTCCTTCTAGTACGTTCATTGTAGCCTCTGGGATTCCAGGAGTTCTGACTACTGATAATTCAATAATATCTTTTAATACAGGTGCGTTAAGACATTTGGATTTCATTTGGTCACATAGTTCTCGTTGTTCTAATACTGATGCTCCTATGGATACTTGGTATGCTTCATTGTCTAGTATTCCTTGCCACTTTTCATCTGTTACCTGTGCTGTATAAGTTACCTGTGAAGTTTGATCATTAAATGCAAATGTTACTTGTCCTATGTTAGTGTTTGGCCCTCCATGTTCTACTCTTAATGGTACTTGAACCCCATCGAACTTCTTTAGTTCTTCGACATCATAATAAATACCATTCCTAGACTCTCTAGGCATTAAGGCTATGCCTCCTATCTGCTTTGCCATGAGTGATTTTAGAGATTATTGATATAGAGAAGTATTATCCTTGCATATAGATATGTAAATGTTGTACGGTTATTCCTGCACCTGATGATGTTCTGAAGTTGATTTGGTCTGTAGGATTTATAATAAAGTTAATTTCATCCTTAAAATCACTCTTTTTTGAATCAGAGAATAAAGTCCATGAACTACCACCATCAAATGTAATTTCTACTATGACTGCCCCTGCATATCCAATATTCATATAAACCCTTCTGGGTTTATATGGAACACCTAAATCTGTTGAAAACCACTCTACATTTTGAGTAAATGTAGTATTATTTATTTCGGCTAATTCTTCTAAGTGTTTTTCATTAGATGTCATTTTTACCCTTTGGTTCCTCCTTTGGTAATGGTTTAGTAGTAACTTTATCCCCATCATTCACGTTCTGTCCAAATCTCCCACTAGGAGCAGGTTCTCTGAACTGTCCTGTAGGTGTAACTGATGTAATAGGAGGCTCATCTTCCATATCTTTCTCATTAATATCAATAGATGAGTTTGAGATAAACCATTTTCTTGCCTCACTACGTTTAATAAGGTTATCTCTAAATGCTGTTGTTACATCCTGTATGGTTGCCTCTTGTTTCTGTGGAGTTTCAAAGAACACTTGAATATCCTTTTGTTTCACACTCTTTTTGCCATTGTGAGATAAATATGGCATAATCATAAATCTGAGTAATTGTTTGCATAACCTCTCTTGGATTCTCTTAACCTTTCTGGTAAGAACAGAATCGGTACTCTCGGATGCTGCTCTTGCTGTAAATCCTGCGTTGAAGAATTGTAGTGGGAACTTTGAACCAGGCTCTAACAAGTCTCTTTGAATATGCTCAATATAGCCATCATATTTGCTGTTGCCTCGTGCTTCTATAATGTCTACTTTAAATTCTTTATCTGTAACTATCTTTGATCCTTTCTCCATCTTCTTTAAAGCATCTGCTTGATTCTTGATGAATTGTTCCCCTGCATCTGCAAAGTAGAACATGGTTGTAGGATCTGCGTGTCCTTCAAATATCTTACCCATTGAATCCTCCATCTTTTTCATTTGAATCAAAGGAGCATCATATACCTCTCCTGTTTCAGGATTCTCATACCTAGCAAGAACAGAGTGATGTAATCCTCTACCAAATGGCTCTCTTGCTACGTTGGTTAGTTTATAATGTGTAACATCTTTAGGTTTTAGTGCTATATCTTCATCATTAACGTGAGTATTGTATTTCTTGACATCCCCTTTCTTATTTCTGCTAATAGATACCATTGTAGGTAGTGATACCTCAACCCATTCACTAAAATCATCACTATGCTCAAAGAACATATTACCTCCACCACAATAACTATACAAACCATCCTCTAACATCTCATCCCATCCCATATCATTTAGCCAATCAGTAATCTTGTCTGCTACTTTCTGGTCTTTTGCTGTGATTCTTAGTCCTTTACCTAAGATCATCTGCACATAAGTCTCATTTGATAAGTTTAATCTAGGATCTTTGTTAACTGCGTTTAATGTTTCATCAAATGGTCTATCAGGTGCTAGTGCATCTTGCCAATCTGAATCGTGTACTTCACTTTTTTGGTTAAATTTCTCTAAAACCTCAATACTGCCTTCATATTTAACCTTTTCAACGACCTTTTTTGGCATTACAGCACTTTTAGGCCAAATAACTTCACCATTGCCTCTAATTACAGGTAAAACCATGATTTATCTTGTTATTTGAGTGAAAAGGAAGTAAAATTAATCATTTTCGATGTAAAGTTCATCGCTTCCATTTACGCCTATAGCAGTCAGTCTAGAGCCTGAAATGGTACATCTAAGCCTTACTTTGACGTTACCATGTATGTGAGGTGTATCTGATTCGGAGAATTTAATTAAAAACGTTCCATCTGAGTTTAATGTGAGGTTTGAAGTAGTTGTGTAGAGTGGAGAACCATCATTCTTGTCTATTAGTCTTAGTTCCCCTGTAAATGTATCTAGTGATGTCTCTGCTGTAGCAAATCTGTTATCCCTATAGATTGTTCCTGACAAATCATAGGTAGCACTATCGGTAAAATCTCCTTGAACCCATGAAGTCTGATCCATCTTTACGTACAAAGGCATAGTTTATATAGTCTGGTTTTTCATTAATAGAAGTATGTTAGCAAGACATACTCCTGCTGTATTTGAACCACGTAAAATGATACGTAACAGACTGTTAGATGATTTACAAAAGAATCATCAGTATGAGATTGTTAAATGGCCTATGCACTACCCTGATGAATTATGTATGAAGTTGTTGAGGGTAAATCCTGATCCTAATGTCATTTTATACGTAGCCATGATGAAAGGTATTACTCCTATTGTAACCATTGGAGATCACAAGGCATTTGTTGCTGATTTTACCAAACCTAAAAAGTCTAAGCGACACCTGCCAAAGTACCGGAGCCCCTCTTATAGTAATACAAAGCTAGAAGGAAAGCATCTCCGAGATCAAAAGGGTTTTGCTTAGTCTTATCAGTACCACCTTTCTTGTTATACTTTATAGTCATTAATTGACTCTTTAATTTCTTGAATCTAGGATGAATCTCAACCTCGTTAAAGTCTACCTTGTTTGCTGCATAGTTTAACATCTTTTCTCCATACTGATTAAAGTTGATAGCATCTACTGATAGTTTGTATTTATCCCTCAAGTCTCTTATCCCTTCAGGCCATGCTCCATCCACGTAACACCTTTTACAATGATACTTTTCAGATAACATTCGTACCTTATTAACTATGTCGATATAAGATTCTCGCTCAAATGCTTCAGCGTATATGACACTAATCTTTCCCTTTCTTTTTTGGGTAATGCAGATACCAAATTCTGAGCTTCCAAATCCAGGGTCAATTCCGATAATTCTATCATTAGTTTCATCTTTTTCTTTCCATTCGTATTCTTTGGAGCATACTTCTTCAATGCCTTCAGGAGAAAATATATCCCCCACATTCTTTCCCCATACTCCAAGATACTCTCTCTCATAACTTCTCGCATCACTAGCCTTCTCTAAGTATTTTGGCGTAAAGATTGACGTTTTAGTTTGCTTATCTTTTTTAAGACCTGCATCAACATAGAAATGGAATCTTTGATATATGGTCTTCTCTGCTCCTTCTGAAGGTTCGAGCATAATATCATAGAAAAATCCTGACGGTTCTTCGCCTGCTGTAGAAACCCAGATAACCCAAGAATCTGACTTACCAATATATCTCTCTCCGACTGTTCTAACAATGCTATCGTCTCTAAGTTTGAAGAAAGCGGCTTCATCTCCAAAAAAGAGAGAAACTTTCGGCTTACCTCTAGCTGAATGGATATTATTTGACGGATAACATTTAATTCTCGCTCCGTTGATTTCGAGTTCGTAAGCACCATGATCTACATAACCTAAACCTTTCTTCCTTAAAAAGTCTTTCGTTCTGAGTATTAAATCCTGTGCCAAGTCTACGTTAGGGCCTGTAACCATCATAGCCTCCTTTCCTGCAAAGTAAGGATCAGTAAAGCACTTCCATATTACCCATAGTAGTACGAACTCTGTTAGTCCTAACCCTGTTGCCTTGTATACACAAAACCATTTGCAATCTAGTGTCCTTTCACTATCTAGTTTCTCCATCTGCATCTTGTCTAGTATCTGTTGTTCATAGTCATACATTGGATGATATACACCATCCCTTTCAGGCCCTCCATAAGGATGAAATACAAAATGCCAAAAACAACAATGTTCCTCCTTAGAGAGAGAGTTTTTACACCAGAACTGATCAGGTACAATAGGCACATCCCTAGTTGCTGCCTGTGCTAGTATATCGTGTGTTTCTCTACTCGCTAAACCTTTTCCCATCGTAATATTCTCCTAATGTCATAAACTTATTTGTTTTGGGATCTTGTATTCTAATATCCCTACATGGTCTATTCTTTATCATCATTATCCTCTACCTTTTGTAGTTCTGCCTTTGGTTTAGGTCTTAGTCTTTCACGTTCTTTTTTAAGTTTCTTAACCTGTAGTGGTAATGCAGAATCTTGCAACATTTTAAATGAATCTAGTTTAATCTCATGTCTATGTCTTCTTAATTTAAGTTCCAATTCTGTATCTCCTGCATCATGTGCTAGTCTAATCAATCCCTCAACATCTGCTATATCCTTATCAAAGCCTGACCTTGCTCTGATAAACTCTGCAATATACGTATCCATAGCATCCTCGTTAATTGTATCTTCCATATCTTTTTGAATCCGTAAGATATGGTAACGTACACCTACAGGAGTAGTCTTGCCAAACTGACTCATTAATTCAGTATCAGCGTTAATGTCTTCTGCTATGTTGTATGCGTTCTTTCCCTTAAACATATATTCTGTAGCGATATGGTCGTGGAACTCCTTTGATAACTCTGGGCCTCTAGTTCTTACCATTTAATAAATCCTCCCAGAAATTAGTATGTGGTGTATCAAACCAATCAGTCCATGCTAATACTATTATTTTGTTCTTAGTCATAATCCTTCAAAAACCTCTGTGTTACTCGTCTCGCATCATGGATAAGAAGTACCTTACGGTCATGTACCACACCATTACGGTCATGTACGGTACACCCTACTGCCATAGCCTGAAGACCTGTGCAAGACATATCTGGTAAGGAAATAGGATCAGGTTTATCATACGTAAATTTCCAGTCAACATAGTTCGTGTGCTGCTCAAGGAACATGGGCATATCTTCATACGGTACAATAGAGTTCTTATTTCGTTCATAGTATTCTACCTTTGGATATTTCTCCCTTATTCTCTTTTCTATGAAACCCCTTTGATAAGACCTATTGATACAGAACCAATCTCCTTCTTCCTCTGTTCCACAGTCATTGACAAAGTGTTCCAGGTCGACAGGGTTTGGCAAATAAGTAGAAGGTATTAACTCCATCAAATCAGTAGTAGTTACGTATACAGGAATACCAGATTCAACTATAAAGTCCTTGTCAGATTGAGACATACCTCTTAGTTTGGTTCCATGAAATATGTAGATCAGTTTGTGTGCAGGAAAGTGTGTGCTAAATTCAGTATAATCGTGTATTATTATTTTGTCATAATCAGGCTCTAACTCCATAGCCCTGAGTAGTAATTCCCCTGTGTTTGGGAATGTCTCTGTAACTCCATAGAACTCGTCAAACCCAAACGGATCTAACGTTTCTAACTGTAAGACCTTATCTCCTGCACCATACTTACACATCATCTCGGCAACACCTGCCATGCTAAATAGATGAAGAAATCTGGTCATAACGTTTAAATGTAACCAGAGGTATTATACTTTATGGGAGTTGGAGGAGGATGTAAGGGATTAGAACCAGGAACAAGTCCATATCTCACACATAGTTATTGTAAGACTTGTAGTGAGTGGAGAATAGGTAGACCTCTAAGATGTCCTGAATGTAATATGAGATGTAGATTAAATGTAAGATATAGTAATGGGAGTAAAGTTGGGAACCTGTTGTAACCTGGATTGCTCTCAATGGAGTGCAAGAAGGAGGTTTAGATGTGGCCCATGTAGACATGATTATAAATACAGGTGTTGTGCTTGTAATACGGAAATTCGTACAGCAGGTAAGATATACTGTGATGGTTGTAAGGAGTTTGTTATGATGTTACACTTTAGAAAATCACATGGAGTTGGAGATATGAAATGTATAATGTGTGATGATCCTATGTTTGGAGGTCAAAGGAAGACTTGTAAGGGGGATTGTACTAGAATTTATAGGAATTTGAAAATGCAGGTGTATCAATAATGTGTAAGATGTTATGTGCCAGGCTACGTTCTAGTAGACCTTATCGAGATGCTTACAAAACTCATGTTTATTGTAGTAGATGTAAAGATCCTGAATCAACAGGTAATAGAGGAGACGGTGTTTGGATGAAGATAGAAGACTTGATTAATGAGAAATGTCAATGTTGTGGTTATAGACCAAGATTTAAAAGAAAAGGTAAATGAGTAATGTTAGAGTTTCCCGAAAAGTCAGTCTCTCTTTGTTTTTACTCTA